CAAGATCAAGCCCGACGCATCCGACAGGCGCGCCGCGTGCACGGCTTAAGCCAGCAACGCCTCGCTGATCAGTTCGGTGTGTCTCGCTATCGCGTCCGTGTTGCTTTGGGGGCTGTTTGAGCCATGGCCAGACTTAAAACAACGCGCAAGGATCGCACCTGTGGAGACTGTGGCGCGTTTATTAGCAAGGGCTCTCAGTATCGCCAAACCAGCCGAACTGTCATTAGTGACCCAGAAGGGCAGTCAATCGATGGTGGCAAGACTTGGAGCCATTTCAGGCTTACGAAAAGGGTTGATCTTTGCTCAACCTGTGCCGTATAGGTTGCGTTTGCCATACCGTTTCGCTATAGTCTGAATCAAGGGCAGAGATGCCCGCAAACTTCCAAGCCTCAGACCATGAAAACCACAGCAGAAACCAAGGAGTTCATTGGCTGCACCATGGCAGCCTTTGGCCTCGCCTTCATCGTTGGCGGCATCACCGTCTCACTGTTCGGTAACCGTCAAGGGGTCGACCTGGCACTAGCCGGCAGCATCGCAACGACTGCAGCGGCTGCGCCGTTAACAGCCGCCAAGGATCAACAGAACCGCGAACACCGCGCTTACGTGCGCAGTCTCCGCACTAGCCGGGGGCTTCTCTGATGCACCGCATGACCTACAGCTCTTATCCGGCAAAACAAACCACTTACAGATCCAAAGTCAGAGGCAAGTGGATCGATGAGCATCCGAGCTCTTTTGTTCCCGTCCGTTTGCATGTCGTAAAGACGTATCAGGGCATTGAGGACGGATGGGAGGCGATCGGAGAACGTCGAACCGCTGCAGCTGCAGAACGACTCCTAAAAACGCTCTCTCAAGTGCGTCCCCATTTCACGCATCGCATCGAAGCACAGGACACACGCCTGCCGCTTCGTTGGATTGAGGAGATGAACTCATGAGCAGCATTCCCGATTCTCATCTTGCGCCAGACGTCAACTATGGGAACGCTTTCCCTGATGGCTGGTTTTGGCAAGACGAGCCGACAAGCGTCTTTCAGTTCGTCGCTCTGACTGAATCCGGACGCCACGAGTACAACGCGCCAGGCCCCACGCTCTGTGATGCCATTGATTACTTAGAACGCAATGCCGTGCCCATGACCGGCATCCCTAAGCAGTGCTGGCACTTCATCAAAACCATTTAATCCGAGCTTTCACAATGAAATTCAAAGAGCATCACTACGATCTGCCGGCGTGCTGGGCAAGTTACCTAATCAACGGAGACGCCAGCTTCTTCAGCCTCAACGATGACGAAGGAGACTCTGAGATTGACACCATTGACCGGTTGCTTGATGACGTTGGCTTAGGCGGTCCTGTCAGTTGTTCCGATGAGCCGGAGTTTCGCAAGTATCACGACGCTCATTCCTATGGCGTTCTCGCCGCTCATTGCCTGACGTTTACCTTCTTAGAGAGGGTGTAGTCAATCCGCTCTAATAGTTATCGACACTTAAGGGTCCCGCATAGGGGCCTTTTTTATTGTCTAAACTCAAACCATCAAAGGTCGAAATTAAGTGGCAACAGCGCTAGAAATTACCGAGCAGATCGAACACACAAAAGATCTCCTAGTCGCTGGTTATCGACCCGGACAGATTCGCCGAGAACTTGCAGAAAAATACGGCATCGCCTCCAGAACCTGTGACACACGCATCAGCCAAGCACGAACCGCAATGGTTGATGATGCCTCGAAAATGGACCGTCACCAGCTGGCCTCGCAATTGCTGGAAACTTACGCGGAGATATTGCGCAAGGCGCGAGAAAGCAATCAACTAAACAACGCCCTAGGCGCGTGTGCTGGCATTGCACGCCTGACAGGGCTTGATGCTCGGCAAAACTGATTAGGGCTGCTCTGGTTGATCCTCGTGGCTGTGGTGTGGTGTGGTGTTAGGTGGACCGCTGCACAGCCTCAGATATGTCGACCCCCCGTTGCCCCGTTTCGTTCTAGTTTTGTCCTAGATCCGCTGAGATCCCTTGCTATAACTGGGCTTTCCCCTGCATGCACAGCAGTCACGGCAGGATTTTGGGGTCAATGCATGACCTGAGATATCTGTTGTATTAAATGCTATAGCCCCACCCCCAGGGTTGACGAAATCAGGCAGCAAAGGGCACGAGGGGCAAACTAATCCACCTACCCCACCCCCCTAACATTGAGTTAATTGGTATAGCTCAGATGTCGATATTGGGTTTAGTACCTGGCGGGAAAGTGTTTGGAGCAGTGGAGGGAACGAGGACGAGATGTGTTGACAGTATTGAGGAGTTAAGGGCGAAGATATATGAGGGGTTGTTGCCAGCACAGAAGGAGTTTTGTGATGACACAGAGCATTTGATATTGGGGATGTGTGCTGGGTTTGGAGCTGGTAAGACTGCAGCGTTATGTCGTAAGGCGATATTGCTTGCGATGGAGAATCCTGGGAAGGTCGGTGCAATTTTCGAGCCGACGTTTCAGCTGGTGAGGGATGTGTGGATGAGAAGTTTTGACGAGGTGTTGGAGAGTCTTGGGATTGAGTATGACTTTCGGATTAGTCCAAGTCCTGAGTATGTGCTGCATTTGCCTAATGGGAGCTGCACGTTGCTTTGTAGAGCGACAGAGACGTGGAACAGGATCAGGGGACAGAACTTAGCTTTCATCCTTGCTGACGAGATTGATACGAGTCCGTTGGAGACGAGTAAGAAAGCGGTTGAGATGTTTTTGGCACGTTTGAGGGGTGGAGATAAGCCGCAGTTAGCGATGGCTAGTACGCCTGAGGGTTATCGGATTTTTTATGAGACTTTTGTTGAGGGAGGAGATAAGGAGGATCGAAGGTTGATCAAGGCAAGAACGCACGATAATCCGCATTTGCCGCCTGGGTTTATTGAGAGTTTGGAGGCTAATTATCCGCCGAACTTGTTGGCAGCTTATTTGAACGGTGAGTTCTGTCTATTGGATCAGACGACTGTTTATCCGTACTTTGATCGTGATCGTCATTGGACGGATGAGTGTGTGAAGTCAGAGGACCGTGTGATTGTGTCTGTTGACTTCAACGTGGGTGCATGTTTCTTGATGGTGATTGTGAGGCGTGGAGAGAATTTCCATGTAGTGAGGGAGGCATATCCAGCTGATACGCCGAAGGTTGTGCAGTGGTTGAAGGAGGAGTATCCAGAGCAGGTGAGTAGGGGTGATTTAGTTGTTATTCCTGATGCAGCGTCAAGGCAAAGGAGCACGACTAATGCAGCTGAGAGTGATTTGAGCTTGTTGAAGAAGGCTGGATTTGTTGTGAAAGCTCAGAGTGCGAACCCGCAGGTTGCAGACAGGGTGAATGCTGTGAACGTGCTGTTGATGAATGACAGGTTGCGTATTCACAACGGATGTAAGTATTTGATCAAGAGCCTTGAGAAGCAGGCATTTGATCGAAGTGGGAAGCCAGAGAAGGGGATTGGAGGCAAGGAGGATATATCTGGACCTGTTGATGCGTTGGGATATGGGATTACGTATTTGGCACCGCTGCGGAGGTATCAGACGGGAGGTTCAACCGTAAGGCTCTGGTAACTCCGGGGTTTTAATGGTTTTAATGGTTTTAATTCAATGAAGTCATAAAACCGAACAACAGAACCGCCGTGAAAATCCTGTCCTCCTTTGCTTTCGCTTCGCACGCACGTCGGCCAGCACGGCTCAGTCTGGGCTAACGGCATCGCCCAGACAACAGCCAAAACCAACAGCCTTTGAACTGGGAGTAGTTACCCTCCCCGCACCGACACGGTACGCGGGTATTCTAAGGCCCCTGTCAACCATATAGCAACGGTAAAAGGTAGGGGTCTTACTCGAAGTGGCTACCAGGACCGTCCAAGCCCTTGCTCAAGCTTTCGCCAGTGGTCTCGCATCCACCGTGACAACAGTGCGGGAAGTTGCCATTAAGAGCCCACATGATGCCCCATTGGCTAATGGTATCTGCGTTAGCTATTAATTCTCAAAGCTTCAGCTGCTTGTATAAACGCAGCAATCACATGCTTCCTGACATGCCAATGAGGTTTGTTATGGCCAATCCTTGTTATGTACGTCCCTGCATTTAGATCTAAAGCAATCTCAAGCGTTGTCCACTTGTATCCACAATTCCCGCAACGCCTTCGTCGAGACACTGACTCGTTGTTGGTTTGCCTTGTCTCCACAACTGAAATGTTTGATCCGTTGCAGTCAGGACATTTCATCTGTGAAAAGTGTGAAATCGTTTGTCGTTCTTTTTGCGCTTGCTGCTTGGCGGCTTAGGCCGGTGTTGACGCTGCTTCTGGCTTGTTAAATGCCACCAGTCAGGGTTGCGCGGGCATTGATAGACACGAGTGTGACCTTTGCCAAGTGATCGTAGTGTTTTGCCCTGGTTGCGTGCTTCCTGCTCTGAAAGGTAGGCAATCTTGTTGCAGCGATAGCAGAAAGGACAAGCTTTGAGTTTGCCCTTGTCAACCATGTCTGCCAGGTCTTCAAGCCTGATTCGATTCATAGGCCCTTGGCATTCCGAATAATTTTCTGATGACGCGCTTTAACCTGTTCAGCTAAGTCTTTAGCGAGATCAATATCAGCCCTGTCGCCTGTCTCTTCCGCATAAATGGTGGCTTTGAGGCAAAGCAGCATTGATCTCAAGTATTCATCGAGTTCGACGTCGGGTTTTCTGAGCGGATTGTTCAGTGCCGCTAAAACGCGCTCAGTCATTGGGTCAGTCATGGTTGGATTCATAGGTTGCAAATGGATCAAGAGTTCTGCTGGCGTATTCAGCGGCCTGCTGCTTAGTGATCAACCACAGCATCGATTCCTTCTCTTGCAGGAATGAGTCGATAACCGTTTGATCAGCCTTGATGCCACGGCTGCGATATTGAAGGCGAATAGCTTCAGCCAGAGCTGTCTTGATTGCTTGTTTGTATTTGCCCTGAGGCTTGTTTGTCATGTGATAACTGTTGCGTTTTAGTCAACGGTGTGGAGGGTGAATGTTTGGGTTTTAGGCGGGAACCCTGAACGCTGACGAAACGTTGCCCTGACATGCTGAGCGCCACGTGACCGCGCTAATTCCTGGACTTACATCAAAGAATGCCAGGCGGTCAGTCCCTGGGCTTCTCGCTTAATTTAAGACGCCCTTTTTGCATCTCTTTAAGCGTGCGTTTACCTGATGCAATCGACAGAGCGATCATGCCGTGATATTGACGGTTGGCCTCTAGCTGGCGCTTTTCTTCTTTTGTAAGGTTGTCTTCATTGATGTCATGGTGCAGTGATGACACCTGACGGCGATGCAGCCCTAAAGCGGAGTTTGCGCGGTTACTGCGATAAATGACAGCCTCAGCGTCGGTCAAAACCTCAATAGATTTTTGTCTGCTGCGTGCAACAACTGGATAACCCAGCTCTTTGCATTCACGCATGATTTCATCGCAGACTGCTTGATGTGCGCGGCCTATTGGATGATGAGGCCGCTCACCACGGTCATACTCAGCAACTTGTGCTTCGTATTTTTCACGGCCCATGATGGACTGAATAAAGTGGTGCTCGACTTGTTCATTGGTGATGACATCACCTTTGCGAATTCGCGCAAAGTTGATTGAGAGAATTCTGGTCTCTTCCATGATTCCTCATTGTTGAATTAAAAGACGATTTTTCTGCCCGTAGGCAAAGGGAAAAACGCCAAACCTTTTCCAGTTTGATCGTGACTGGAACGACGATTAACAAGCGCAGCGAGACAAAGCACGAAGTTGCGTAGCAATGCGTAGCCATACTGAGCGCAGTTATCCCGACCTTGGCCACGTAGGGCTGGTCGAGTTGTGCAGGGTTTTATCGAAAACCCAGAACGATGAATTTGCTGTGCGTAACCCAACAAAGCGCTGAGGTGCACCAACGAACGTAACGGGACGCAAATCCCTGGGCTTACACCTGTCGGATGCCAGGAACCGCATCAGATTGCAGCCTCAACTGCGGAAAATTCATCCAGCGTGAATCGACCAAACCGGCCACCGTTGGCAGGACGCCAGCTGCCAATTCCGATGTACTTGCCTGCTGCACAAATCATGTCCTCAAGCACCTGCAATTCGACCTGCGAGGTGTCGCACATCAATGTGAATTTCGCTTGCCAGTCGCGAGGGATTGCGATGCGGGTAATCCAAACAAGTGAGCCACCGTTTCGGCTGCCGCCGTCATTGCGATACATCCCTGCCTCCCACATGGAATTGCATTCTTTTGGTCCTTCAAACTCCAGCCGCACGTCATCAAAGATCTGAACACCACGGGCAAACGCTGACCCCATGCGGTTTTGAAGTGCCTTACTGGATTCAGCAAACCCAGCTTTGAGCATGTCAGCGGGAATCATTGGGTCGGAGAACCCTTTGAAAGTCACGTTGCCGTTGCTATCGATCTCGATACCGTCCTTGAGGTTTTCTTTTGCCCAATGGGCGGAACGGATGAACGAGAGACGAGCAATTGCTTCGTGATCCTCTTCAGTTTTTTGGCGCTTTTTCAGCACTGGTGCTGCCATCTTTTGGATGGGATCGCTGGGGTGGTGATGAGTGGGATTGGATTGAAGCAGTGGACTGATACCGGTGATAGTGCCGGTGACTTTGTAGTTGGCCATTAGTGAAAACCTATGCGGTAGATGGTTTGCCCTTTTCGGGTCGGCAAGGGCGAACGATTGCTTTGACTTACGAGATACAACGAGACGGTGCCTGGCGCTGCAAAATGAGACATTATCTCGCGATGCAGTACTGCATTCTTGGACTTACGCTTTTCAGCTGCCAAGAACGATGTTGTCGTTCGGCTCTTCAGCCATTGCTTCAGACGCAAAGCTTCCGTCTGGTCTTCCTTGCTCGGGAAGTTTTTTATTGGCGTATTGTTCATCCATTTCGATACACCAGGCTTTAAGTGCCTTGCCTGTATCTGTGAATCTGGCGATACCTAAAACACGCCATGCTTCAAGAGGATCTGTTCTGATGACAGCAGCATTCTTGTAGTAACAGATAAAGCCATTAGGGCCTTCTCTGGTGTTGCAGTAAACGAAAGAACAGTCACGCTCATTTTGCGGGAATGGAATTTGTTTCATTGGTCTTCGTAAGAAGCCTTGAGCTGTCTGAAGTAGCCCTCAGCTCGTGTTTTTGAGTCACGGGCCTTGTCTTGCGTATGAATCATTTGCGAAAAATAGGAATGGCGAATGTTCTCCCACCGAATTGCTGAGCTGAGAGAGTCAGAATCGGAAATAATGCGAGGCCGCGCCATGCAATATCTGTTGCTGTAATAACTATAGCCTATCTATACGGTATGGGCACGTCAAGCTTGTCAAGCAGCCCTCTCCAAAATTTGGTCTCTTCCTTTGTCTTTGAGAGCAGAAAGCAGGTCTTCACTGCGATTAGGTCTCGCCGTGCCTGTCCATACCTCGTGCGATACACGGCTTTGCGCATCGCATTGACTACGTATTCATGATTCAAAAGAGCCAGCCCCAACCACCGCCAATGTCCCAGCGTTTCAAAAAATTTTCCCAGCTGTAGTGAACACCTTTTCCATCTTCTGGCCCTGCAGCTATCCACGTTCCAGTAGCCATGCAAAGCTGACCGAATGGGTCATGCGCGATGACGTCGTCTTCCGTGAATCCGATAACGCAAATGTAATGACCTGATCCAACTGGGTTGTCGGCAGAGCCTTTATGCACAATCCCGCAGGGGATTGGCTTGTTGTCTTCGATCTGTCTGATGACATCTGACCGATTCAGTGTTGTGGCAAACCTGGATGGCACTCCTAAAAAGCCCAAAGCTTTCATGTGTGTCGCTTGGTCTGTCGTGTCGCCATATCGATTGACTATTCGCAGGTAGTCGTCGTCTGTGTCGATGCCTTTTATGCCTAGGTACTTAAGCGCCATGGCAATGGATGATGTCTGGCACTCGCGGTCGCCATAGCCGTCGTAGTTGTCGCGTTGCCACATGTACTCAACTGGCAATGGGTTGAGTGTTGGCGGTTGGTCTGCCCATTTGCGATACCAAGCAGCTTTTTTCTGCAGGAGGCTGTCTGGCATTGCTTGTTGAAGTAGCTGTATGGCTTCTTGCTGGTGAGGCAGGGCTACGTAGTAATCAAAGTGATCGACAAGATTGATTTCAGGCATGTCGGCTAAATCGGTATAGAAACGCTACTCGTTGCGGTTGATGGCAGACCCAGCCAAAAGACCGATCACGGCAGCCGTCATTGACTGAAAGGTCGTTTCATATCGCTGCCCTATGTCTGGGCATAACTGAGGACTCTTTGTGCAGGCATGAAAGCCCCAAGCAAAAACAAGGCATTGAAAGAGAAAAATGCCAGAAAGGATGACAAGTAAAAACCGCTCTCTGCTGCTCACGGTTTGTCGCCAAACAGCCATCCCTGCTTGATCATTTGTGCAAAGGTATTTTTCATCGCAAAGTTGTGGTCGACGAGCTGCATTGCTATTTCTTTTAACCCGTCAATGTCGTTGATTTTTTGAATGCGTTGCTTCATCAGGACTTGCTCAAACTCTTTGCTTAGGGAGTTGGAATCAGAGTCCATGATCAGGTTTCTAGTATTTTTAGGCTAATTAGACTGGCGATATGGCAATAGGCGGCTCTACGTATCCAGGACGCGGCGCAGATCTGACGCAACGACTGGTTAATGGCTTGGGTGATCTCACCGGCAAGCCAGACACTTATTCAAATGCTGAGGTCGCCCCTGAGGATCCTTCAGCAAGCTCTCGGGCTGTGCTGAACATGGCACGTTATTGGCAGCCAATCTCTATTTGTGAGGGTGGAACTGCAGCGCTACGTCAGTTTTCAGAACAAATCATACCGAGAGAAGACCGCGAAGACGATGACGCATATAACCGCAGGATATTCCATGCTGTATTACCTCCCTTTATGCAGCGTCTTGCTGCTCAGGCCGCTGGCACGATTTTAAGAAAGGGCATTCATCTCAGCGGTGGCGATGAAGAGTTTTGGGATGAGTGGTCGGGCGATGTCACTGGTGATGGCACACCTCTGAATGAATTTGCCCGCAAAACTCTTGTTGATGCGTTGCTGTGGGGGCATACGGCAGTGCTGGTTGATTACAGCGCTGATGGTGTGCCTCGGACGTTGCGCGATGAGCGTCAAAACCCACGCAAGCCTTACTTGGTGCCGATTCATGCGCAGCAGATCCGTGGTTGGCGGACTGAAGGCAATCGTCGTCAATCTGATCTGACTCAAATCCGTTACGTAGAAATGGTTTCTGAGCCAAATGGCAGATTTGGCGAAAAGATTATTGAGCAGGTCAGGGTTTTGGAGCCAGGCAGGTATGAAGTCTGGCGATCTGCGATTGATGAGTCGTATGTGAATGGCCAGTGGCTGCTTTCTGATGAAGGCAATACCAGCTTGAATCGCGTGCCTGTTGTCGGTATTTACAGCAATCGACTCGGCACTTTGATGAGCAAGCCACCGTTACTTGAGTGCGCAAACCTCACAATTGCATACGCTCAACGCTTTACTGACTATCACAATTGCATTCATGTTGGTAGCCAGCCGATTCTTACCCTGAAAGGGTTTGACAACGATTCCAACAACGAACTTGGATTGTCTGTCAATACAGCCATCCTGTTGCCGCCTGATGGTGATGCAAAGTACGTCGAGCCGACTGCGGCTGCATACGAGTCACAGCTGAAGTGTTTGCAGACACTGGAAGATCAAATCAGCAGCCTTGGCATCAGCACGCTGGCACGTCAAAACCTGACTAATGCTGCAGCAGATGCACGTCGTTTAGATCGGATTGATTCTGATTCGATCATGGCAATCATCAGTCAAGACCTGACAAGAGCTATTGAAGAGATCATCGACATTGCGGCTACTTACACAGGTCGTGAACCATGCAAAGTCACTCTGAATGCTGACTATGAGGCGAAGCTCCTTGACGGAAACCAGATCACGGCGATGCTTCAACTTCAGATGCAGAACCAGATCTCACAACGCACGCTTTTGGAAATCCTCAAGGCAGGCGAGGTCGTCCCGAATTGGATTGATATTGACCAAGAGATTCTTCGTACACAGGACGAGATTGAACAGCAGTTTGATCTCGAACTGGAGCATCAAGCTGAGCAATTGGAGCTTGAAAATAAAGAAGCGTCTAGCGACATCGACTCTGCTGCAGGCGGTGTCGCGAGTGGCGAGGCGGCTAATGGCAGCTCATCGGGAAGCATGACAATTCCTACCCCGCTCAGGCCCGGTAAACACAAATCTGACTGATGCCTCCAGATCTCGATACTGAGGAGCATCAGAACGAGTTTCTGAAGTTGCTGCTGCTGCTTGCTTTGCGTGCTGAACGAAGAGCAGAGAGGTTTTTCAACCCTGAGTTGAGATCAGCCCTAAACAACGTCTTGTATCTGCTTGACGATCTGCCCGATACGGGTTTTTCTCGTCAAATTCAATGGCAACAAATGCAGCCCGTGATGTTTGAGGCGTTAGGTGATCTTGAGGATGTGATGTCTGAAAAGATGCCTGAGATCATGGAAGAGCAGGCAGGGCGTGCAAGTAGTGCAGCGGCCAACGTCATGAGGATTGCGGCAGCGACGACTTTGTTGCTGCCTATCAATAGAGAGCAAGTGCGAGACCAAGCACGACGCACAGCAAGACGAATTGCAGACGACATTGATCGAAAGGTCCGCTCTGGGATTTTGAAAGACGACTCAACGCAAAAGATACAGGACGATATTGGTAGACGTGTCAGCAAAAATGGCCGTCAGTCTGTTTACACGATCAAGGGCACTACTTCAAATTTGGCTCGCAGCCGGATGAAAAATTTTGTGGCCGGTGAAGTATGGAAGGCGACGAGTGATGCAACAACACAGACGTGGTCTGAGCTGACAGAGGTTGTGTATGTGTGGAATGCAATTTTGGACCCAGTTACATGCCCTATCTGCAGGCCGCTCCATCAGACGATTGTCGACAGACCATCTACCTTTGTAGGCACCACCTATAGCCGCACGTCACCACCTGTGCACCCAAATTGCAGGTGCTGCATTATGCCGCGCAGGATTCCTCGTAGGTCATAAAGCCTATGCAATTTGTTGCATAGACTGAAGAAAATGCACTGTTGCCGTGTCTGCTTGGGTTCCTGAATTCGCCGGTATGCCTCGCACAACTGCTAATCAATCGTCACCAGCGAAAACACCGCATGAAGCGGCTATTGCAGAGCCAGTTTGCCCAATGCCTGAGCGTGAGCCTGTCTGCCCAATGCCAAGTCCAGAGCCCAAGCGTGCTCGCCGGTCCTCCAAAAAGCAGGTGATTGAAGCCAGCTAATGATCGAAATCTACGCAGCCATTTTGGGTGCTTCGCTGGGAGTTGCCGGAATGAGTGTGTCTGGATTTACTAGACGCACTAGCGAGTCACGCGAGGCAGTAATTCGCCTGACGGCTGGCGTAGAAAGTATTGCTACCAAGCTCGAAGATCTGCACCAAGACATGAAGGCGGAAAAAATCCAAGCCACCATGGACCGTAAGGAGATCTATGAGCGCTTGAATAACCACGGCAACCGTATAACGGTTCTTGAAAGTACTAAGGCTAAAGTCGATTAAGAGTCACGAGTCTTTGTGAGCATGGAACAAGTCTTGTCACACCCAGCTTTTTGGATCGTTGTTGCAGCGGCTAGTGAGCTAATTGCTTTATCAAGCCTCAAAGACAACTCCATCGTTCAGCTGGTGTTCAGAGTCCTAAACACGTTGAAAGCAAAAAAGAGTTGATACCTGCAGACGGCAGGTGGCTACTTTGGTTTTCAACTCGTTCCCAGTTAGATGTGTTGCACCGGGCTATTCAGCGTCGAAAATTTCAGGCAACCTTGAAGCCACGAATAGACGCTGAAATAGAAAGTTGGCATAGATCACAGCCGCCAGCGATGCAGCCACCAGTTCAAATTGATGATTTGCATGTCAGGTCGCCTTGGGTTGAGGATGAGTGAAAAACCACTCATTCCATTGCTAAATGGTATCGGTATAGTTGTTATGTAAACCTCTTTTCCAGATGGCAGAAAACGTACAGGGTGATCCTTCCGTGATGGATCAAGCCCAGCCCGTGGCTGTGCCCCCTAACGCTCCAGCAGTTTCACAGGATGAAACAGCAGCTCTACGCGCAAAGCTTGAGTTAGTCCAAAACGACCGACTTAAGCAAGGCGAAACAAACAAAAAGCTCAATGAGCAAGTTGCAGAGCTGCGTAATCAATACGAGAAGCTGCAGAAGAAAGTGCTTTCTGGAAAAACGCAAAAGATGGAGGAAGCAGGCGAGCATCAACGCCTATGGGAAGACGCCAAGGTGACCATCTCTCAAAAAGAGATGCGTATCCAAGAACTTGAAGAGCAACTGCAAAATGAACGTCAGGGCAGGTCACAAGAGCGACTTAAGTCGCGTGCCCTATCGGCTATTGGCAACTCAGGCAGTCATTCGCCTGAGCAGCTTTATCAGCTGATGGCGCAGAACCTGCGCGAGACAGACGCTGGAGACGTGGTTTGCATAAACGGGGGCGTTGAGCAACCGCTAAACGAACGTCTGGCTCAACTGCGTAATCAAGGCAGTGGCTTTGAACATTTCTTCTCAGCACCTAACGGAGTTGGCATGGGATCAGCTGCCCCTGCTGCCGGTAGTGCAATGCCTGGGATGGCAAATCCTTGGAAGGCGGAATCTTGGAATCTGACAGCGCAGTTGTCGCTCGAAGCCCAGGATCAACAGCTTGCTCAACTTCTGAAGTCTGAAGCCGGGGGTTAACACGGAAACCTCATTTAACGACTAATGGCCGCCAATTACTCGAACCTTGGAGTTCAGCCTTCAGGTTCAGGCGTTACTAACAACGCAATCGGTACTGGTACTTATCCCAACTGGGGTTCGACCTTTTCCGGTGACCTCGTAACTAAGGTCAATTTTGCCAATTATGTGCGTGAACAGCTCTATGGAGCTTGTGCATTTGTGCAGTCTGGCATTATCCAGCGGAACACCTTCCTGGACATGTCCAGTGGTGGTACGCGGATTACTGTTCCCTTCGTGAAGCCATTCCTGGCGAATGAAGAGCGGATTGAAAGTAATACGACCTGGGGCGAGTCTGGAAAAGGCTATCTCTCAGTTCAGAAAATCAATGCTGACAGCCAAGTGGCTGCAGTGATGCACAGAGGGTGGGCCTTTGGTGCTGATGACCTCTCGGCTTTGTCGAGCGGAATCGACCCCATGCAGGCCATCGCCAGCTACATCGCTGACAACGCTGTCCGTAACCGGACAGCAACTCTGGTTGCAATGCTGGAGGGCGTTCTTGGCGCTTTGACAGCTGCTGGCACTTCCCACACCGTGGACAAGAGTCAGAACACATCTGGTGCTACTGAGGCCAACTTCCTCAGCGCTGCCAATGTGATTGCAGCGACCAATGTTCTGGGCGAAAACTCTCGGAACATCACGTCAATTGCGATGCACTCCCACGTCTACAACTATCTCAAAACCATTGGGATGTTGACGTTCTCCACCTCAGCGCTTGCTACTGGCGGGGCTGTGGCTTGGGGTGGCGGCGGCGTCGCAATCTCAAGCAACGAGGTCGCAGAATTTGCGGGCTATCGGGTCGTTGTCGACGACAAGTTGGCTCCAACCATTAATGCTGGTGGTGCTGACCAGTACCCTTGCTATCTGTTCGGTCCTGGTTCTGTTCAGCTCGGCGTCCAGCGCGACTTCCGAATTGAATATGACCGCCAAATCCTGAGCAAACAGGACGTCGCATCAGTCGACTATCACGAGCTGCTGCACATTGATGGCGTCAGCTACGGCGGCACTGACAACCCCGCTAACAGCACACTTTCAACTGCTGGTTCTTGGTCGATCAAGTATGACGACAAGTTCGTCAACGTCGTCAAGCTTATTGTCAATTCACCTTTCGCTGCCAACGCCTGATTAGGCTTTGTATGCAAAAAGGCGAATGGGGGGCGCAAGCCCCCCTTTTTTTTATGCAGGCCAGTTTTTACGTGGCTCGACGGTGCCCAGCATGTATCCAATATCGGATGATGTGTTGGCTGCCGAACCAAGACGTTCTGCATGCTCAGCGGTTGGGCTTTGTGAGTCTTCTTTTTTAGTTGATGCTTTTGCTTTTGATTTAGCTGTTGATTTTTTGAAAAGAGCCATTGTTGTGATTGAGTCCTATTCCATTCTGATAGTTAATTAGACTGAGGTATCGCTCTGGGGACATGGTGGGTATCACCCGGCTATATCTCGAACCAACAGGGCATCAGCCAAGCTGGATGAAACCAGACTGGATTCCTGCAGTGATGGATTTTGATGATCTTGCAACTGCTGAGATCATGAAAAAGAAGTACACCCTTAGGGGATATAGCGTCGTGATGGTGCAACTCTGATGACACTTGCTGCTGTTACCGATGCAGACGCAACTGCATACTTCGCGACGACCTCTCGCAATGCTGAATGGGTTGCGCTTACAAGCCATGACATCTGGTTGAACGAGGCTTTTAATGCCTTGAACAACTTGACCTTCGATACGACAGCAACCTGTTCTGGTGGGCCGAGCTTTGATGATGCCTGGAAGATTACCAATAGCGAATTAGCGTTAGCGCTTAGTAAGGACCCGACAGCCCTTATCGGTGGCGTATCAACGGCTCAGACGCAAGGAGCGCTTAAGCGCAACAAATTGGACACCTTGGAGCAAGAGTTTTACGACGTCCAAAGCGGTTCGGCATCAGCTGCACGTTTCGGCCCAAGTGATCCCTTGGTCTTCCAAAAGTTCCCGTGGCTTTATGACTATTTGAAGTGTTATGTAGTCGGCGTCTGTCCAGGCAGCAGCGGCTTGATTTTGCGCGTCAGGAGCTGACATGGACATTGACGCCACCTTCTTACCGATAAGCAAGACGCTGATCAGCGGTGAGTTCAAGACAGCAATCGTCTATCACCAGCACACTGACAACAGCCAGACTTACGACCCAGCGACTGGAACAATCACGGTTGCCGAGACTGATCACAATGTCTTTGGTGGCATTCTTTCGCGTGAGCGCGTTGAAGAGGGAGGCGTTAGCGAACGGTTTGAGTTAAGGCTGTATGTCGATCACAATGCTCTGCCATTTCTGCCTAAGACCTCTGACGCTGTGACGTATGGCGGTACGCGGTGGCGGGTCGTGACGGTCAAGACGTGGAGTGGCGATGGTCCGATCTGCAGCCTTTTGACTTGCAGGTCTGACTGATGACTAGATTTATTGATCCCAAAAAGCTTGAGGCTCATCTTCAGAAAGCCATTGAGGACACACTTAAGAACACTGTTGTGAAAACGCAGGACAAGCTTGGTGATGATGCGCCATTTTTTACTGGAATGATGAAAAGTTCATGGTTCGCTGGCGATGGTTCACCAAGCAGAGCTGTGCCTACTGAAGGCAGTAAAACCGCACGCACTGACGCA